CAGACGCATCAGCTGTACGGAAAGCTGTCCAGCACGGCGGCGATGAACACGCCGCTTTTCCAGCAATACGCAACCACACTTGATATCGAGGAGATTTGATGGGCAATCGTTTTTATTACGGGATGCCGAGCACTCAGGCATTCCAGGCCATGAATACGCTGGATGACGACGTCCAGGCGCAGAGCGCCGCAGCCGCGACCGCGGCCCAGACCGCCGTGAGCAGCGCGGCGCAGGCAGCCAATGCACGCGATGCGGCGCTCGCTGCATGGCAGGCGTCGACGGCGCCGAACGAGCAGCTGGCGGCACTGGGTAAACAGGTTCATTCCGGTGCGATCGTCGATACCTTCCTGTATGACACGAGCAAGGACAGCGATGGCGGCGCGTGGCGCAAGCGTTGCAAGCACACGAGTTGGGAAAACGAAACGCTGACGCCGGGGCGTTGGCTCGGGCAGTACCTTCTCACGACGGACGCGATCGCGGCGGGCGGGCAAGTTGGCGATTACTTCCAGGCTACTGGCGGCGGCAGCGTCTTCTACCAGATCCAGAGCGTATCCCCGGCGGGCGTCGTGCCGGTATATCGCGGCAACACGCGCGAGTTCCCCGCGCAGGCCCTGATCGTCGCCGAAGCCACGCGAGTCGTTATCTACGATGCGACCCAGTCTACGCTTCCGATGTGGATGGTGTTCCAGGCCTCCAGTCCCGCGCAGTTGCTCTATGGCCCGACGAACATCGGCGGGATCGCTGCAATGAACGGCATCCTGTCCGTGGGCGACAAGGGTGCAACGGGCGGCCTCTACACGGTGTCGTTCGTGGCCGACAACGCGCAGCGCCGCTCGGCGTCCAGTTACTTCATTTTCAAGGGAGCGCTGGCCAGCCGCAACGCCACGCCCGACTATGCACTGGTCAGCGCGGGCGGTATCGCATCTGTCACCGTCAACGACGTAGCGATGATTGCATTGCCTGATGCACCGATCGATCCGGCAACGGGTTTGCCTACGCCGACTATCGCTGTCGCAACGGCGAGCGGTGTCAGTGTCATCAAACAAGACGGTACCGTGGTGATCAGCGGTTCGAACGCCCCGATCGACAATGTGGAAATTACCAGCCGCGGCAACATCTCGCTTACGTACTATGGACACTCGGCACAGACAATGCCGATTCCACAGCTGGCGGCCGGCTTTGAGACTGGCGCCAGCGGGGCGGGCCAGTATGACCCAATGGTTGTGAATGGCGTTCCGTTTTCGAGCGGCTACAGGTATGTGCAAAACCCCCTCGGCAGCATGGTAAGAGTCGCAGGCAATGCAACTGCTGGTCCGGGAGGTTTGGTGCGCTTAAAGCGCGGAAACACGGCCGAAAAAACGATGGTGGCGGCCATTACAAATGCCTGCAACAGCGGTTGGCAGGTTGGCGATGCGCGCGGCGCGTGGCTTGCCGATACGGCTGCCGAAACCCTTACCGGCAAGAATTTGGTCTCAAACGCCGATTTCTCCACAGGCGATGTCGATGCTTATGGCCCTGTGAATAATTGTGTGTTGTCCGTTGTAAGTGGTCATTTGCGTGCTACCAAAACCGGGACGAATTATTACGGCGAGTTCTATCTTCCGTCTAACCTTTTTGTGATAGGGAAAACCTACAGCCTGTCGATCGACTATACCGGCGGGAACTATGACCACAAAGTTGGCATTTTCCAGGCTGATAGCGGTGGGGGCAGGTATGTGGTCCCAATGTCGAACGGTGTGCGGACGATCACCACCTCCTTTGTCGCCAACGGCAGCATAATCGGCGTCGTCTTTGCTGGCGTCACAGACACGACGTATGCAGAGTTCGACAACTTCGTAATTAGGCTTGTCGATCCAGATCGTAGCGTGAAAAATTCCGGACTGGTAGTGAATGGCGGTATCACGAAGACGGCGGTCGCCCCTGGCGCTCAGCTCGTAAGCTACGCTGGCTTCTCCGTGTCGAATTACCTGGAGCAACCATACAACAGCAGCCTGGATCTTGGAACCGGCGACTTTTGCGTGATGGGATGGATGACGGCAGGCACCGGATTCATCCTGGAGCGTGGCCATAACCCGACCGTTGGTGGCGATTTCTCCCTGTATGTAGACGCTAACAGTGGCCACCTGCGCTTCATCTACCAAAACGTGGTCGACGTGGATTCGGGCGTCGTCCTGCAGAGCGGCGCACGGTATATGCTGGGCTACATGCGCTCCGCCGGGAAAGGCTACTTTATCGTCAACGGCCAACTGTTCGGAAACGACACCGGCGCAACATCCAATTTGACATCGCCTGGCGCGACATTGCGTATCGGTGGCAACATCAGTGCCACCTCGCCTTGCGGCGGATCGCTCGCACTGTGGCGTTTCAGCGCAACTGCGCCCAGCGCCGACCAGATCGCGCAAATCTACCGCGACGAACTGGCGCTGTTCCAGCCCGGAGCACAGTGCACGATCGATGGCGCCAGCGCGTCGGTGACTTCGTTGGCCTACGACGACACGGCCGACGTGCTGCACGTCGGCACCAGCTGGGGCCGCTCGGCATTCCATGGCTTGCAGCGCGTGGAAAGCGCCGCGACGTCGGTCGGCGCCGTGACCGCATTGTCGGCGGCGCAGGGTGCGCATATGACGGGCGGCGCCGGCGGCGCGCGCTACCAGCAGCCGGCGATCCTGCTGCGCGACGACCTGCGCCGCAACGATGCCCGCCGCGCGGACACGCGCGACGCGGTTCCCTTCGATTTCGACTCCGTCGCCGGCATGACCGACTTCACGCTGCCGTCCGGCTGGAGCGTCAGGGACGTGCTCGTCGGCGGTATCAGGAAGAGGCTGGGGGCGACGAAGGATTACACCGTGAGCTTCGACGGTTATCGCGATACCGTCAGGTTCGCCGCCTCGCCAGGCGCTGCCTGGGTCCAGGTCATGGCTGTTCGGAGCAGTCCAGGCTGATCGAGTGCATCCATCGCAGCCCGCTTCGGCGGGCTTTTTTACGTCGAACTGAAAGGCATTGTATGAGCAAACCGAGCGCTTCGGAGGTGATGAGCTACGCCGGCGGCATGACGTCGATCGGCGCCTCGCTCACGCTGACCGAATTGGGCGTGCTGGTCGGCATCGTGACGGCCTTGCTGACCTTCGTCATCAACGCCATCTATGTGTACCGGCGCGACCGCCGCGAACAACGCGAGAGCGATGCCGCGCTCGCGCATATGGACGATCCGCCGTGGGAGGATGTCTCATGACGCGCCGTATTCCCGCCCCCGGGCTGGCCGGGCTCGTTGGTGCAACGGCGGCCGCCGCGCTCGTCGCATTCACGCCGACGCAGGAGGGGCGCGTCCTGACCACGTACCGCGATCTGGGCGGCGTCCTGACGTATTGCGACGGCGCGACCGAGCATGCGACGTGGGGCCGGACATATACGCCGGCCGAGTGCGACGCCCAACTGGCACGCGATCTCGAGCGCCACGCGGCCGGCGTCCTGGCCTGCATCCACGTGCCCTTGACGGACGGCCAGAAAACCGCGTTCGTCGACGCCGCCTATAACATCGGCGTATCGGCGTTCTGCGGATCGAGCATGGCGCGGCGGGCGAACGCCGGCGATATGACCGGTGCCTGCGACGCGCTGCTGTTGTGGAACAAGGTCGACGGCCGCGAAGTGGCAGGTCTGACGCGGCGGCGGCAGGCCGAGCGCGCGCTGTGCCGTGGGGAGGTGCGATGATTGCCGCCATCCTCGCTCGCCTGGGCCTGCCGGCATGGGTCGCGGCGTTGTTTGTGTGCGTGCTGGGCGCGGCCGGTCTGCTCGGCTATCGCGACCATCTCATCGACCTCGGCGTCAGTCGGGAAGCCGCGCGCCGCGACGTGCTCGAGGCCGAGCGCACGCGCCAGGCGCAGGCCGCGCTGCGGTTGGCGAACGCACAGGTCAAAGCGGCACAGGAGCGGCTCGATGCCGCCGTCGCCGATCTCGGTAAACTTCAAACGGAGCTTTCTCATGTCCAGACCCAGGGGACTGCGCTGCAGTCCGATCTTGCTGCTGGCCGTCGCCGGCTGCCAGTCCTTGTCCGCGCCCGTGCGGCCGATCCAGCCGGACCGGTTGACGCCGCCGGTGCTGCCGGTGTGGATACGCGAGCCGCCGCTGCAGCCGAACTTGACCCGGCGGTTGCCGCAAGTCTTGCTCGCCTCACCGGCGAAGGAGATGCCGCAATCATCCGCCTCAATGCCTGCATTGCCGCCTACGACGCCGTAATTCGCGCCTACAATGAAACAGAGTAGGTGTGCGGCGATCAAACATCGTTTGCGAGATGCGCCGCGCCGATCGGCCGAGCGGGAGGACACGTGGACGATAAACCGGAAACCATGGGTGACAAGCCGGGCACCCCGGGCGAGCGCAGCAACACGCTCCGTCCCATGCTGTGGTACTGGCTCTTCGCCATCGTCCTGTTCATGCTGTTCCAGTCGGTGACGTCGTTCGTGACGACGTCGCCGCTGGCTTACAGCGATTTCAAGCAGCTGCTGCATGGCGGCAAGGTGAACGAGGTCACGATCGGGGAGACGAGCGTGTCCGGCACGCTCAAGGCCGGCGGGCTCGACGCGATCCTGCCGCACGACCGCGCCGAGGCCGTCAAGTGCAATGCGGACGGGTTGTGTCCGTTCGATACCGTGCGCGTGACCGACCCGGACCTCGTCAAGGACCTCGATGCGGCCCACGTCCGCTATGTCGGGCAGCACAGCGAATGGACGAGCCTGCTGGTGTCGTGGGCGTTGCCGCTGCTGCTGTTGTTCTGGATGTGGGGCGGGCTCGCCAGGCGGGGCGGCGTGGCGGCCGGGCTGTTTGATGTCGGCAAGAGCCGGGCCCGCGTCTATATGCAGAGCAAGACCGGCGTCAGTTTCAACGACGTGGCCGGCATCGACGAGGCGCGCGACGAGCTGATGGAGATCGTCGAATTCCTCAAGAATCCGCAGCGCTACCGGCGGCTCGGGGGACGCATCCCGAAAGGCGTGCTGATCGTGGGGCCGCCCGGCACGGGCAAGACGCTGCTGGCGCGGGCGGTGGCGGGCGAGGCCGGGGTGCCGTTCTTTTCGATCAGCGGCTCGGAATTCGTCGAGATGTTCGTCGGCGTCGGCGCGGCCCGCGTGCGCGACCTGTTCGTGCAGGCGCAGAAGGTGGCGCCCTGCATCATCTTCATCGACGAGCTCGACGCGCTGGGCCGCGCGCGCGGCGTGGCGGGCGTCGTCGGCGGCTACAACGAGCAGG